AATGACTACTACAACGGACACATCCGTGTGCGTGTTCACGGTAAAGGAATCCTCAAGTCGTAAAAAACCCCCAACTATCTCTAGCCGGGGGTCTAATGGTTTTGCAAAATCCAATGATCGATTACGCTGACTCTTTTGCGGCGTTCTTGACTTCTTGAATCTCTTTTCTTCTTGCTTTGATCAATTTAGCAAGGTTGGCAAGTGCCTTTCTGGCCCTTGTCGCCGATGCTTTTACACCCTTGTCTACGAACTTACCATTCTCTTCTGAGTAAGTCTGTATCTCTGTCATGATCTGTTCATGTGTTTCATTTGACATAATTTACGTCCTTTCTTGTTGTCGTACGATAACATTAATTAACGTCGTCTTAATTAAAGCACGTATGATGTGGTTTTGTCAATAGGAAAAATTACACTATGATGTCAACATCGTTGGCATAATTGGTAAAGCCATTCTCTTTTACCACTTTTAGCACGGAGTTTACCCTGCTGACCAATTCGTCCTTGTGGGATATAAGGAATATGTTCTTCTGCTGTGTCCTTGCCATGTCCTTCAGCACCGCCATGGAACTCTCCACACCTGATATGTCCATGCCTGCATCCACTAACTCGTCAATGAACAGCAAGTTGATCTGTTGATAAAGGCTTTCCCACACATCTCTGAACGCCCAACTCAATGACAGTATCAATCTGTTTCTCTCACCTCTACTCAAGTTGTCAAAGTCCAGTTCCCTGCCCAGTTCCTCGATACGCACAGTTAAATCTGATTGGAATGTCACAGTGTGTGGCAGTTTGACCTTGCCCAGGAAGAACGCCAACCTCTGGTTCAGATATGTCAAGTTCTGTTCTATGATCCTGGTCCTGATGAACGAGTCCTTAGCAGTCAGTAGTTTGTACAAGAAGTCTTGGTGTCTGTGCAGGTCTTCCAGTTCGTTGGCCTTCTCGTAGTCCACTTCCTGTATAGCCTTGCTCTCTAATTCTGCGATCTGTTCCGCGTAGGTATCCTCTTTCTTCTCTGTCTGTTCCAGTTGTCTTTTCAGGTCCTGTAGTGTGCCCTTGTGGTTATAGGCCTCGTCTATGGTGTCGTAGTAGGTGTCCGGAACCTGTCCTAGATCACCTATGTCATCTATGGCCTGTTGTATTTTTGCAAGATCACTTCGCAGTTTGTCTGCGTATTCACGGTTCTCTGTCAGGTTGGATTTAAGTTTGCCAACGAGATGTTCGTGCTTGTCGTCATGCAGTGCCTGTTCGCAAGTGGGACACTTGGCCGCTTCCGCGAACTCCAAGTCCTTCTCGGTCTTCTCCACGATTGATTCTGCCTTGGTTAATGAGTCCTCATGGTACGCCTTCTCTTTCATCAGTCCACGCAATGCCGTCTGCATCTCGTTGTGTTTCTGTAATTTCTTGTGCTTCTCAATCTCGATCTCGCTGTCCACTTTCTCCAGTTCTGAAATTGCCTCTTTAAAACTCTCGATGTCTTGTGCCTTCTGTTTTGTCCATGCGGACGATCTGATCTTCAGACTCTCTATGGACTCCTGTATCTTCTCGTTGGACGCCACTTTGGCATCCAATCTCATCTTCTCTTCTGTCAGCAACTGCTTGGTGGCCTTCTGTTTCTCACGCAATAGGTCCGCCTTCTGCGACAGCAAAGTGATTCCCAATAACTGTTCTATGATCTCTCTCTGTTCCGCCTGCTTGGTGCTAAGGAAAGGTTGTGTGTAGGTGTTCAGCGCCACTATGTTCTTGAACATAGCGTGGGTCATGCCTAGTAGTTTATTAATTTCTATCTGTGTTTCCCTGTTCTCGCCCTGTGCTTCGTTGGAATCTGTTTTTTGTTCAATGTCGTTGGCGTAAAATCTAAATATCTGTGGTTTACGACCACGCTCTATAGTGTAGGTCACACCGTTCTTTATAAATTTTACGCTGACCAACATTCCCTTTTCGTTGGTCTTGTTTACCAGATTGTCCCTCCTGATGTTTGTGAGTGCCTCTCCGTAAAATACATAACTTAGAGCGTTTATAATAGTCGTCTTGCCTGTTCCATTCCTTGCTCCTGCGTCATCGCCGCCCAGATCCATGTTCTCGCCTATCACTAACACTAAACTCTTGTTAGAGAAGTCGATAGCCTGTGCCTGGTTGCCCACGCTCATAAAGTTCTTGACCGTTATTTCCTTAATCGTCAGCAAGTTGTTTCCTTCTCCATTCTCTGTATCCTCTCAGCCATTCCTCCTGGGTCACAGGTTTGGCCAGTTGATCCAAAAGTGTTTTCCTGTTCACGGGCATCTCTAGGTTTCCCTTTAGTGCTTTTATCAATTTACGCTTACTGATTCTCGACATCTAGATCATTGTAGATCGCGGTGAGTATGTTCTTGTCATACACCTCCGAATCCACTCCTTGTAGTTGTTTTATAACAATCTGGTCCACACTGTCAAACTTCTGTATCTCTACCTGTGGTTGCTGTGCGGCATCGATCTGTTCTGGTATCAGTTGTAGTTCTCTTAACTGGTATTTGTCTATGAAGGTCTCCCTTATGAAGTTGGCCTCTTCATAACTTATTTTGATATCTAATGTGACCCTTACATACATCTTTGGTTTCAGGTGCTTGTCAGGATCCGCTAAAAGGTCGCTTATCTTTATGGTCCTGTACCTAGGCATGTCAGGCCAATTGATGAACTTGGGCTCGCCACCGTACTCCAACACCATCATGCCACGCTCGTCGTCTCCCGCATCTGCGTAGTTGTGTGGGAAGGCGTTGCCCATGTAAGTGATGTTTTTCATGTACTGTCGCTTGTGAAAGTGTCCTGAGAACACCCGGCCACAGCCCGCGAAATGATCTGCCTGTATCGTGCCTGTGTCTGGCATCTCCACCATGGCGTTCATCTTGAAGTAGGGCAGTTCGAAGTGTCCAAAAACATATTTCTGTGTCATCTTCTCGATCCGTTTCCATTCGTCCTCGACCACCCATGGTATGATCGCGATATCATCCTCCACCAACCACTCGTTGACGATGTGTATGTTGGGTATGTTCCTGATGTACTCCATGGAGTTGATTTCTCTTTTGTCCCTATAGTATAGATCATGGTTGCCCATTATGACATAGACTTTCTCAAATGCTTTGCCCAACCTCTCTATGTTGGACACAGTGTAGTTCATAGTTGAAACGTTGGTGGCGGACCTGTGGTGGTGCCAGTCACCTAGGAATATGCAGGTCTCACAACCATGCAACTTTGCCTGTTCTATGAACCATATCACGAACGATTCGCAGTCGTCGTTGTGTACACGACTGTTGCCCTTGAGACCAAAGTGTATGTCAGTGAAGCAGGCTACCTTTTTAAAGAATGCCATGGGTTACCATTTCTTCTTCACTACGGGTTTGTGGTTGGTCATGTCTACTTTCCTGGAATTCACAGTTTCAAAATCTGACGATTCCAGTTTACCTTTTTTCTTTAGGACCTTGTTCAGTTTAGCGATCCCTGTTTTGTTCACTTGTAGAACCTCGCCGTGTGCGGTCTTCATTTTTTTCTTGTACGAAGGACCTGTGGTCTCGTTCTCGTTCTGTCTGGTGAAGCTCGGCATCATGCCATTGAACTCCAACAGGTCGTCTCTGATGGCCTGGTTCTTCTTTTCTATGTTCAATATACGTGTGAAACTGTTCGTTATAGCCGCAGTGTAGTATGCGAAAGGGTTGTCTGATTTTGACTCATCAAATTGTAATCCGATCTGACTTAACTGCATCAGTGCCTGTGACTGCATCTCGTCGTTGTATGTGTAGCCCCTCCAGTTAGCTCGGGTGCCATACCTCTCACACAGTTTCATGTACATCAAGGCCAGTTGGTTGGTCATCTTACCATGGTCCGCGGAGAAGTGACCATTACTCATTCCGCCCACCCAGTGTGATTTTCCAACACATACAAGTTTGCCCTTCTTGTCCAGTCTGTAGTGTTGGAATGGTGGGAAGTTGACCTTGCTGTGATGGTCTGCTGTCTGCTTAGGGTTCTTCTTACGTGTGTCGTCCATGGGCACGTGATCGAACATCATCACACGGAACACCAGTTCCGTCTTGTCGATCTTCCGGGGTGACACAGTGTAGTCCGCCAGTTTGATTTTTTTCATGCCCGCCGCCTTGGCCTGCTCCCAGGCCTCCTGTGTGAGGCGCTTGGCTTTGATCTTCTTGGCCTCTGCTATGCTCCTGGTGTTGATCTTCTTCAGATTGGGCACGATGATATCGTACTGCGCATCTTCGGGCGTGACATACGAGCAATAGGTGTTCTTGCTGGCGTGTATCTGTGCCAGTAGATCTCGGTTGTTTAGGTACTTGACTCTTTTCATAAATTCTTTCGCTTTATATTAAAATGTACTGCAAAGTGACCACAAACAGGTCGGTTAGAATCGTGCCGCTAGAGTAATTAAGTGCGCCTAAAATTGTGCCTATAAATATAGTTAAAGTATACGAAATTTTACAAAGGAAAGCAACCTATAATACATGGCGACACTAGGTGGAATAATAAAGAACGTAGCAGGTAGTTTCTTCAACAAGACCCTGAGCAGGCTCACGGGTGCTGGTATTTCTACAGATTCCAGACTGGTGCAGGCCAGGGCTAAGTGGTCGGGCAGGAACGACAAGACCGACTGGCGCGTTAGGCTACAAGTGCCGGAAGCATCACCATTACAGAAGTTCTTTGATTTTGACAACAATCCCCTGATGACACCACTGGCTGAATCGCGTGGTATTTTCTGGCCATTGACACCGGCAGTCGTGATACAACATTCTGCGAACTACAACACCATGGATCAGGTCCACAGCAATTACCCACACTATGCTTACCAAAATTCACAAGTGGATCAGATGAACATCATAGGAGAGTTTCCTGTGCAGAACAGTGAAGACGCAAAACATTGGGTGGCCACCGTTAATTTTCTAAGGACGGCGACTAAAATGTTTTTCGGCAACGACGACGGTGATGGGTTGAAAGGTAACCCACCACCTATCATGCACCTTTATGGTTATGGTGATCACATGTTCAACAAGATACCGGTGGTGATCAACTCTTTTAACGTTGAATTGAGACCGGGCATAGACTATATTTCGACTAAACAGACTAATACACCTTACAAACAGTTGTCAGGTGCGGACGCAGGATTCTTTATGAACGCCGAGGGTGATTCACAGTCGTGGGCTCCAACACTTTCTAACATATCTGTTTTGATCACACCAATATACAGCAGAGATTCGATCAAAAACTTCTCGATGAAGAAATTCGTCAGGGGTGAGTTGAATGGCAAAGGCAGTAGCGAGGTAGGATTTATCTAATGGCCAAATATTCAAACACTTCGCCGTACTTCGAGACACGTGAAATATCGAACTATCTAGACATAATGAATCCTAGGACCATAACAGCAGAGCAGGATGATCAATCTTACACCATTGAGAGAACCTACGCTTACAGACCAGATCTGTTGGCCTATGACTTATATGGATCACCGAGGCTTTGGTGGGTGTTCGCTCAGAGGAATCCAGACCAGATAGAGGATCCGATCTATGACTTCAAACCAGGAGTGACGGTTCAGTTGCCCAAGAAAGACAATCTGCTCAAAGATCTAGGGATTTAGATCATGCCAGATCATTTTAACAAGACATCTGCACAACAGCCGCAGTACGCGACAGCGGACGATGTAGCACCCAACAAATCTACCATAAACAAAACTAACGAGACCTATGTGACCAACATATCGGATCCCAACATGCTGTTCGAGTTCGCGTCCTACAACACACTATTCACACTGAGTGGTCTGGGCAAGAAGGATCTCGAGAACACCGCCACGCTGTTGAAGTCCAGACCACACGACATAATAGCCAGGAGCTCGGGCATAGGTGCTAACGAGAACCAAGACAGAGCTGATATTAATGTTGATAACAAAAAGATTATAAACGAGAACGAACGATTAAAAGGCGCCGTAGACAAGAGCAGGAATGTACTCAGCCAGAACAGAGACTTATACATCAAGAGTGTGATTATGAACTCCCTACCGGGATTGAACGAGAAACGCAGGTTAACTTCGGTCACTGACATAACCATGGAGATAGTTGAGCCCTATGGCATTACGCTCCTGGAGAGGATTCGTGGGGCGGCCATCAACAACAATTATCTAGATCACTTAGACGCACCCTATCTGTTAACGGTGGAGTTCCGAGGTTTTGACGAGCAGTCGCGCGTGATAAATCAATTTGGCAAGGATGCCACCAAGCGTGTGATACCGATCAAGATCATAGACATGCAGATGGATGTAAATCAAGCGGGCACCGTTTACACGGTCAAGGCCATACCCTACAACGAGTTCGGGTTCGTCAACACCTACACGGAGTTGAAGACGTCGGGCAGTCTCTACCCACAGGGCAAGACCGTCGCGGATGTTGTCAAAGCGCTGGAGGACCTCATGAACCAAGGGGCGGAGGATGATCGAGCGGCGGGCAAGATCGGTATACCAGACAAGTATCAGATTTCCATACACGAGGATCTCAATCCTGAGAAGACATTCGATGTCAGTAGCATAGATCAGACAGGAATGTACAAGCAACAGACCGAGGTGGTTGGTGTGGTGGACACAGGAGACGTTCCGGTGGAATTCATGAAGGTCAACACAGGAAACAACATCATCAAGGTACTCGAGGAGATAATGAAGGGACATCCGGATTTCACTGAAAAGAAATACAAAGAGTTCCGACAGAAAGCATCCAGGGAGTTGGGCCTGGCACAGTTCAAGGGTGGCGCACAGGCGGTGCTGGAACAAGCCGAGGAATTCTATTTCAAATACTTCAGGATAAAATCCAGTGTGATACCCGACGACAGCAATTTTGATTTGAAACGTGCGACCAATCCCAAGATAATCAAGTTCACCATAGAGCCCTACAAGATACACGCCTACTCGTTGTCCATACCAGGGGTGAGCACAGGAAAGAACTTCAAGAACTTCGTGTTCAAGACCTACAACTACATATTCACGGGCGACAACGTGGATGTGTTGGACCTAAACATCAACTACAGGGTGGCTTATTACCAAGGCGCACTCAAGGACGTGCAGGCCACCAACACCAGGAAGAACACGGTGGAGAATGTCAGGGGTCAGCCCACGGGAGGGACGACGGCACAAGAACATTTCGGAGATGGCAATCTACTACTGAAGACCGAGTCCACCATATTCTCCAGCCCGGGCACGGGCAAGACCGGAGGCACGCCCACAGAACTGGACGCGTTCCTTGACACGTTGACACACCCGTTGGCGGACATGGTCAACATCAGGATGGAGATACTGGGCGATCCCGCATGGCTGGGACAAAGCCAGTTCATACCAGTGAGTCCTGAATTATTTGGTACCAAACGCATACACAGGGACACAGACATGGACTACTGGCAGAGTGCCAGGAACAGGATATGGAACGATGAGTTCCGTTGCTACAATCCCGACGTGGCGGAACCCATCGTGCTCCTGAATTTCAGGATGCCCACAGATCTCAATGACAGGACAGGGGTGTATGACCTCCAGAGTGATCAGTCGGCCGAGTTCAGCGGACTGTACAGGGTGATCGGAGTGGAACACAATTTCTCGGACGGCAAATACACCAACGTATTACAGATAACAAGATTTAACAATCAAGGAGTGACTATATCTAACCCTGTGCCCACATCTGTTGTGTTATCAAAAGACGGCACTACATCTGAAGTAAAAACCTTCAGTGAGGCACAGAAACTCGTTACCGAACTGCAGGGTGTGTACAAGGATGTAAGTAACATAGGAAGAAAGTTCACTGACTTGATTTCTAAAATAAAAGGATTTTTTAGTTAATGGCACAGAGAGATTATTTGAAAGGACACGCTTCGACACCCAAACCGTCGGGCAGTAACTGGAACCAGGAATGGTCGGTCACTAACTCCGGACCCTACCTTGGCATAGTCAAGGGCAACAAGGACCCAGCCAGGATGGGAAGGCTCAAGGTTTTCATACCAAGCCTAGTAAAGACAGAGAACCCCACAGAGAAGCAGTTGATAACCTGTGACTACCTATCACCTTTCTATGGTGCCAAGGGCGCACAGTACACCAACGGTGTTTCCAGGGAGTTCGAGGACAGTCAACATTCGTATGGTTTCTGGGCGGTGCCACCTGACCTAGACACCAAGGTTCTCGTCATATTTGCCGAGGGCAAGATGGACCAGGCCTATTGGATAGGTTGTGTTCAGGATCCCTACACCAACCACATGACACCGGGAATAGCGGCCAGTGCCAACACTTGGGACAAAGTGATCGGGGAACAGGAAGGCCCCCCGGGCGCACAACAAGATTTAATCGACAAGCAAAAAAATTACGGAACAAAAACAGTACCAGCCGGTGAACTTAACAGGAACACACCTGGTGCTCTCGCCAATGGTAATTATGAGTCAACCCCAAAACCTATACATCCTTTCGCGGATGTGTTGTTGAAACAGGGCTTGATAGCTGATCCAATTAGGGGAACAACGACGTCGTCGGCCAGGAGAGAGACACCCAGTCAGGTGTTTGGTATAAGCACACCGGGTAGGAAAGATACCGGCACACCAAAGAAGAAAGTGGGTTCAAAAGATTCAGAAGCCACCGACTACGTGACAAGGACCACAGGTCACACGTTTGTTATGGACGACGGTGCCGTTAACGGTACGAACCAACTGACAAGGTTAAGAACTGCTTCGGGACATCAACTTTTGATGCACGACACCGAGGGTGTTGTGTACATAGCAAACGGTTCGGGAAACGCCTGGATAGAGATGCAGAGCAACGGTAGGATAGATCTATACTCCGGAGTGGGTGGTATCAATATGAGGACAGAGGGAGACTTCAACCTGCACTCAGACAGCAACATCAACATGCATGCCAACGGACAGGTAAGATTCAGTTCGGCCAAGGAGATGATACACTCCGCTGACCTACTGTTGAACCTCGGAGAGAAGGGCATACTTAATAGTTCGCAGGCGGGATCTGTAAGAGACTATGCTAGGGACGGAATATCATCATTCACCGGTGGCACACAGTTACATGGCGCTTCCGGACAGATACACCTAGCGGGATCGCAGGTTCACTTCAACTCGACCAGCGCGAGCCCAACGTGGGGGCCAAATTGGCTCACACCAGAAAAAGCAGGAATGCAGTTGAGGGACGAGGGAGATGTGGAGCTCACACAGAAAGGCATCAAACCTCTAGAACAGTTCACAAGGAAGACCAAGACCACAGTACACAGATTCGTCACACACGAACCCATGTTCAGGGCCAGCGTGATCGGTAATGATGGAATCATACCGGTGGACAGTGATGACAAGAAGAGATGGAGCCAGTTGGCCAACACACCAGGTACGGCCGAATTCGTCAACCAGCAGAACAGGCTGAGTGAGAACAGCGCGATTAGAGATGCGCAATACCAAGCGGACGCACTGGAGTACGTGAAACAGAAGATGGGATCGAGCACCAATGCAGTCAAAGCCAAACAACTACTCACCGACTTCGGATCTAAGTACAATGACATCTACGGAATAACAAATAAAATAAATCTACCTTTCGACATCAAGGACAGTATATCAGAGAAGATCAAAGGATTCGAATTCAACACAGATGTTAAGAATCTGACATCAAATCTAACGTCACAGGTGGTGGAGTCGTTCACGGGCAAGAGCACGGAACTGTTCAAGGACAACGTTTTCGTCAATCAAGCAGGTGAACTGTTCACACTGGGTAATAACACACTGTCTGGAATTTCTGGCAACATTGATTTGGCCAATAACGCCTTGAACTCTGTTCAAGGTCTCACAAAGAATCTTTCAGCGGGCAACATAGTGCCAAGCATATCTAACCTAAGCAGTATAACTCAGACGTACTCAAGTGTTGTAGGTGGCAAGATAGTGGGCATGAACCAGGTCAAGAGCCTGGCCAGCAAGGCGGGACTGTTCAACGCCAGGGACGCCTCTAGATTGGGACAGAGTTTCCTACAGAACGTGGGAGTGAATCTATCCAGCAAGATAGGTGCCATAGGTGGTGTGGTCAAGAATTTCTTCAGTGGATTTAAATTCAGTGACCAAAGATTGAAGGAAGACATAAAATTAATCGGCAGATCCGCACAGGGAATCAACATCTACGAGTTTAAATACAAGCAGTTGCCGGGCACATACCAGGGCGTGATGGCACAAGAGGTGCCGTGGGCCAGTGTTATAACCGACACGGGATTCTACATGGTTGACTATAATAAAGTGGACGTGGAATTTAGGAGATTGAACTAATGGCAGAGAAGAACCAAGACCTATCAAACAGGAAAGTGACCTTCAAGGGTTTCAGTAGCCGTGCGGATAAGCAAAACTTCAAACTGTACGACTTCGAGGTTGCCAAACAGGACCTCATCAACAGGCTTTCCGTCAGGAAAGGCGAGCGTGTGGAGAATCCTGAGTTTGGAACTATAATATATGATGCGTTGTTTGAGCCCTTCACGGAAGCATTGAAAGAGGCTATAGTGGAGGATGTCACAGCAAACCTTAACGCGGATCCACGTATCAGCACACAGGAGATACTGGTCACAGAAGCCGATAAGGGCTTGGCTATACAGGCCACTATAACATATGTGCCCCTGAACATCACTGAGAAACTGAGGTTCAACTTTGATGAGAACTCGCTTCTACGTCTATCTTAATATACGCACATTTCCTCGCATATAAATACCGTTGTATATACAATGGCCACAACAGATAGACAGAACAGATTACTAGTAGCCGAGGATTGGCGTAAGATCTACCAGGCTTTCCAACAGGCAGACTTCAAAAGTTACGACTTCGAGACACTGAG